CATTCTCTAGTGCTATTCTTAACACATATCTTTTGAATTATAACGGCACCGGCGGTATGGCAACATATGACTTTTACGCAGGTTATGTAGAACTAGCTGCAAGAATGTTCGGTGGTTATGTAAATTACACCTTTGATCCTGTCACCAAAGTGCTTAGAGTTGTTAGAGACTTTAAGGGGACTGGCGAGAGAATTTTAATTTGGGCAGATGTTCAACGCACCGAAGAAGTATTGTTGCAAGATCCTGGTGCCGGCGTTTGGATTGGTGATTATATATTTGCTGTTCTTAAAGGCATCATCGGTGAAGCTCGCGAAAAATTCGCGACAATAGCCGGACCATCTGGTGGTACATCATTGAATGGTGCTGCTATGAAAGCTGAATCTAAGGCTTTGCAGGAACAACTTATTGACGAACTAAAACGATATGTGGATTTTTCACAGCCCCTGACATGGATCCAAGGTTAACCTAAAACTCTTTACTTTTACAAACTCCTATAGTATAATATACGATAGGAGTTTTTTTATGACCATTGTGGGTGTAACTGGGTTGATAGGATCGGGCAAGGACACCATTGCTGACTATCTGACTATGTATCACGGATTTAAGCGAGTAAGTTTTGCGGCATCACTCAAAGATGCAGTAGCCGCAGTATTTGGCTGGAATAGAGAATACTTAGAAGGTTCCACAAAAGCAAGTAGAGCGTGGCGAGAACAAAAAGATATTTGGTGGAGTGAACGATTGGGGATAGACATTACCCCTCGTTGGGTTCTACAATATTGGGGCACAGAAGTATGTCGTGATGGATTTCACCCTGATATTTGGGTAGCAAGTGTAGAGAATAAGATCCGTCAAACATCCGATAACATTGTAATCACTGATTGCAGATTTGCAAATGAAATAAATGTTATTAAAAAGGTAGGCGGCATCACACTTAGGGTCGAAAGAGGTGATAGACCTGGCTGGCATACTAGTGCGGTTAAGTACAATACTGCCCCCACAAATAGCGAAGAATGGATGCGGGCTAAATCTGTCTTGGATAGCATTGGGGTCCACGCCAGTGAATACAGTAGTGTGGGGCTAGAGTATGACCATTATATTGATAATAATGGTACCATGGACCAGCTACATTCTCAGATACAGTCACTAGTCAACTTGTAAATCCCCTCGTTTCCAAGTAACTTCCTTTCGTTTCACCACCTCGACACAACACAGGCAAACTGTTCTTAGATTTGTAAGAGCAATGTTTTCTAAGTTGCCATCAATATGGTAGACGGTAGTTTGTGTTGGGAATAAACTCCTAAAGCCACATATGTCACACGTGGCTTTTTTCTTATAGCCACTCTTGGTCCAGTTTGCGACCCGAGGTTTTAGGTTATTCCTCTTCCTACCACATTCATCACATCTACTACGATAGTGAGTGAGCCCTATACGGATGTAGTTTATCGCACAAACGTTCTTGTTACAATAATTACATATGGGTCTCATAGATGTATTTATTTTATTCCAACCTTCGAAGGCACCAAATTGGTGCTTTTCTTCCCGATACGGCATCTTTTTTCATAGTAAATGCTAAATACTATTATGCATTTTAGGGTCGTAACCCTCATAATCTTACTAAAGGATAAAATATGAAAAGATATCATCTTGTTTACAAAACAGTAAACACGATCAACGATAAATTCTACATAGGGAAGCATTCAACCGATGTGATAGACGACGGCTATTTAGGTAGCGGATTGTTAATATCTTCGGCAATTACAAAATATGGGAAAGAAAATTTCAAAAGAGAAATTCTTCATTGGTGTGAATCTTCAGAAGAAGCTTCTAGTGTGGAAAAACAATTAGTTGATGAGAATTTACTTTTGGATCCGCACTGCTATAATATAGCTCTAGGTGGATGTGGTGGGAATTTAGGTGACAATGTTAATAGGAGGATTGGTCATAAAATTTCAGAAATTTTATCTGGGGTGCCAAAAACTACTGAACATAAGAATGCTTTAAAAGCAGTATGGAATAAAAAGAAACATACCCTAACTGCTCAACAAAAAGGTAAGATAAAAACAACTATCACTGCAACTTGGAAATCAATGAGTGAAGATGAAAGACGATTAAAGTGTGGACATCCGGGGAAATCCAATGGTTTTTATGGTAAAACGCACAAAGAATCTTCACTTACTCAAATGAAGTCTAATCTTCCTGATCGTTCAGGCAGTAAAAACCCAAGAGCTAAACAAGTAACAATCAACAATGTTACTTATGCTACTCAAAAAGAATGCATAGAAGCATTAAAAATTTCTAAAAGAAATTTATATAAATTATTAGGAGAATCCAAATGAGTCTTACCAGCCCAGGCGTAGAAGTTACTATTATCGATCAGAGTCAGTATCTTCCAGCCCCAACTAATTCTGTCCCACTTATTGTGTTGGCGACAGCACAAAACAAAGCTGACCCGACTGGTACCGGAGTAGCCCCGGCTACAACGGCAGCTAATGCGGGCAAACTATTCCAAGTTACTAGTCAACGTGATCTTGTCAGTTTATATGGCAATCCGTTTTTCTACACTACTACTAACGGAACACCTATCCAAGGATATGAGCTTAATGAATATGGGCTCTTGGCAGCTTATTCAGTTCTTGGCGTTACTAACCGTTGTTATGTTCTTCGTGCAGACATTGATTTAGCAAGTCTTGTCGGTCAGGCAGGTCGTCCAACAGGCAACCCAGCTACCGGTACATATTGGTTAGACACTACCAACACTGAGTGGGGCATTTATCAATTTAATGCTACTACGGGCCAGTTTGTTAGACAAGTTCCAATCGTGATTACGGATACTGCACAATTATCGGCTGGGTTTCCAATAGCAAGCATTGGTAACATAGGTGACTATGCAGTAAATGCATTAGAAATAACTGCTGCTCCCACAGCATCCTCATCAAGAACATATTTCTACAAAACAACTGCAAACGCATGGATTGCGGTTGGTGTCGCCGCATGGAAAGCAGATTGGCCGACCGTACAGGGCACTGAGTCTTTGCCCACGTTGAACGCAGGAGATACATTCATTATTTCTCTCAACAATGAAGTTCCGGTAACAATTACCGTTCCAGACGATGGCGGCGGAAATGGTAGTGTGGGGTCAGTATCAAATGAGATCAACTTGCTAGACTGGAAATATCTGACTGCTTCAGTACGAGATGGTAAATTGTGTATCTTTGGTACGCAGATAGAAGGGTATGACGACTCTAGTCAGTTTGTCAATATCGCAGCCGATACCGGCACTGTGCTTGATGACATGGGAATTCTTGTCGGTGATTACTACCAACCAAAATTGCAATATGGTACCTCAGCCGAGCAACCATTATGGAGCGCAAGTCAAGCAAATCCTCGTCCAACTGGTTCGGTATGGATTAAGACTGGCGCATCCGGCAATGGTCTAGCACCAGCTGTTTCAGAATTTAATGCAACAATTGCTGCTTGGACGCCCAAGACAGTGGTAGTGGCCCCCTCAGATTGGGCCGTTGATTCAATGGTTGACTCGACCGGCGGTGGCGCTATTCCCGCAGGTAGTGTGTATGCACAATATGCCTTTAATGGTGAATTTAATCCATCTCCGGTCTATCTGTGGGAGAGAATTGCTACTGGTCCTACCGTAGTTACAGGCACAGTTGCTAATCCGGTGTTTTCGGCTGGCGCATACCAATCAACAGTGACTGTCTCGTCGCCGGGTAGCTCAACACTATCTGCTGCATATCCTCTAACTATACCTGACAACGCTACGGCTACTGGGTTTGTGACTGCATGGTCTGCCGCTGCAATCCCCTTCACTACCGCTGCAGTGACTACTGACGGTGCAATTCAATTAACACACACTGAAGGTGGGGTGATTATTATTAATGACATCAGCGCAACAGGTGTTACTAATGGAATGCTATCCACAGCAGGATTTATTGTTGGCACTACAGACGGCTGTAAGTATGGCCCTTCTTCAGCAATCGTATTTAATGGAGTGGTTCAATCGGCTACTACGGGAGTAGGTTCAGGATTGGACATTAATGTCACTATGGAATACGGCTATTATCAGGTTGATCCGACTACATTTGACAATGATGGCACTGGATATGCTGTCGGCGATACAGTTACCTTCCCCGGAGCTTCATACGGTGGCACGACCCCGAGCAACAACGTAGTTGTAATTATTGCAGAAGTAGGTGTAGGCGGTGCAGTAGTTAGTCTAACACAGGGAGTAACATCGGCCATTGTTTCCGTGCAAACTTTCTCAGTTC